GTGGTAGATGGTTTATTCACTTATGCCGGGGGAAGTTACAAAAACCGCTATTCTTCGTGCCAGACCAGCTACTCCGATCCGGCCAATCACTATTCCGACACCGTTGAGAGCGTTTACGATTCAGAGCTGGTGGCGCGTTATGGCGTCAGGGAATTGACATTAACGGCGATAGGCTGCACCTCGCAGAGCGAAGCACACAGGCGCGGGCGCTGGGCGCTGCTGTCTAATGCCAAAGATGGAACCGTGTCATTTGGTGTGGGGCTGGACGGCTACATCCCGGTACCAGCTGAGATTATCGGCGTGGCTGACCCGTTCCGCAGCGGTAAGCAGAACGGCGGCCGCATCAGTGCAGTGAATGGTCGCAGCGTGAAGCTGGACCGCGCCATCGAATATTCAGCAGGGGATCGGCTGGTGGTTAACCTTCCAGACGGAACGGCTCAGACGCGCACTATAGCCACCGTCAGCAGTGACAAGCTAACCGTGACAGTCTCGACCAGTTTCCGCATGGACCCGGTCGCGGGCGCCGTATGGGCCATTGACAGCGATAACCTTGCCATTCAGTACTTCCGTATTACCTCGATCGCATCTAACGATGACGGCACGTTTACTGTAGCGGGTGTGCAGCACGACCCGAATAAGTACCGCTACATCGACGATGGCGTGCGTATTGAACCGGCACCGATCACCGTCACCCCAATCAGCGTACTGAAGCCGCCCGCCAACATCAGTATTGAGGAGCTCAGCTATGTTGAACAGGGGCTTTCCGTTGCCAGCATGCAGGTTAAGTGGGGCAGAGTAGAAGGCGCGATAAGCTACGTTGCGCAGTGGCGCAAGGATAAGGGCGACTGGATTAACGTCAGCCAGACAAGCGCACAGGGCTTCAGCATCAGCGGGATTTACACGGGCGTTTACGATGTGCGCGTGCGGGCCGTCAATGCAGCTGAGGTTTCGTCCCCATGGGGTTACTCCGACTCAACGCCGCTAGCTGGCAAAGTCGGCAAGCCGGGAACGCCTGTCAGCCTGTTCGCCACCAATAACGTTGTGTGGAATATCGATCTCACCTGGGCATTCCCCGCTGGCTCCGGCGACACTGCTTACACAGAACTGCAGGTGGCCACCACCGCAGACGGGCAGAATCCGCAATTTCTGACTTATGTCCCATACCCCGGGGTCAGCTATCAGCACGGCCCTATGCCCGCTGGCGTTCGCCGCTGGTACCGCGCGCGGCTGGTAGACAAAATCGGCAACGTGGGTGACTGGACGGCATTTGTGGGCGGCGCAACGAACTCCAGCGCAAGCGAGCTGATTGATGATGTTGTCGAAGAGTTTTTGACCTCACCGGACGGCCAGGCGCTGCTTGACCCGCTCATTACTGACCCGGAAGCCGCCTTGAAGGACATTCTGGCGGGCTACGACAACGTGACTCAGCAGTGGTCGCAGTATGGTGAAAACCGCGCTGGCATCATTGAGGCGAGCAATGTGGCAACGGATGCGCAGTCATCTGTCGCCAATCTGGCCACGGTTGTAACTGCCAACTACAACAACCAGCAGGCGGCAATTAAGCAGAAGTTCGACGCCTATGCTGATGTCGATAACCCCTCAGCCATTTACACGCTGAAGACCGGCATCAGATATAACGGCACGAACTACGATGCTGGCCTGTCTGTAGCCGCAACAGTCAACGGCACCAGCGTTGATACGCGCGTTGCTGTGAACGCTAATCAGTTCGTTGTCATCAGTGGTTCACAGGGTAATTATTACTCCCCGTTCATCATTAAAGACGGGCAGGTACTGATTAACCAGGCGTTCATTGGCAACGCCTGGATCGGGCGCGGCAACATCACTGATGAGCTAAGGTCTGATAACTATGTTGCTGGCCAGTCAGGTATGTTGCTGAACTTTAAAACGGGCGCTATAGAGGCCAATGGGGCGGTTCCGGGACAGGGTAGGCTAACTTTGTCTAACAACAGAATAGTTGTATACGATTCGAGTGGCAATCCGGCTTGCGTAATGGGGCAAAGGCTATGAGCGATATGGGTTTTCAGACGTTCATAAATGGCACATCTTTCGATGCGACTAATTCCATGGCTTTCAACTACATCATAGATATATTTGTGATTACGGCAGGAAGCGGTAGTCGTGACTATTCGGCTTACCCCAATTCTGACTTCTCTGTTGTATGCATAAACGACAGCCTGGAAAAAGACAAAACATTTACTTATTCACAATCAGGAACCACCCTTAACTGGACAAGTTCCTTCGGGATGAGGATGGCGGTTATAGCCACTCCAGTAAGTGGTTCGAAGGCAAAGGAGTCAATGGGGTTCGCCTATTATGCAGATGGAAAAATAAAACTTACTCCTTCATTCACGCCGATGGTTCTGTGTCAGGTGTTAGATGTAACTGCAGGCCTGAAAGTGGTGCAGACAAATGTTCCCGCTGGCAGAAAGTTTTTGGCCTTTCACCGTGGGACAGGCACTTCAGGAAATAGTTTGGACCAGGTTTGGTGGAAAGAGACGACACAGAATGGATATATTGCACTCAACATAGATGTTGTTAACAGCACCGGGTTCAGGCTGTATGTTTTTTCAGATATTCCGGTAAATCCGCCTGATTATGGGTTCTTTGTGTATAAAAATGGCGCTATCGTTTACCACAGCAATTGCCTGCCGCTGATTGTTAAGGTATGGGACAGGCAAGAAAATGCTAACGGCATAAGCAGTAACTCGCCTATGGCGGTTGGTCCAGGAGTGGTTAGTTTTATTTCAGGTGGATCGGCAGGTACAGCACAAAGTTCTTTCATATGCTCTTCTGCCGGGTTTTCTCAAAGCTTGAATCCACCTTGGAGGGTTACTGCTGTCATTTACACCACTAATATCGGCGGCAACCCGCAGCCCGGCTGGTCTGTCAGGTACATTCCATACATTGATACTGCGGTATATGATCAGTATTACCTCAATGCATTGGGATGATCATTCAGTATAGGGAAATTTGTCGCAAGACGAAGTGTCAATAAATGACTCACGCGACATCCACTGAAATGCAAATGCACCACCTGAAAGATACTCATTCGTGTTTATAGGCTTACGAATACCAAATACAGGTATTTTGACGACACTACGACCTACAGATGCGGTGTTGTAGCAGATAGGTGGTGTGTTGAATGAACAAGCTGAGATTAGCAGGCTACTTAGCAAGATAGGAGCTATGCAAAGATATTTCATTTTCTGTCCTTGATAATGTTCAATAGGTTAAATCCTATAATACATTTTGCATTATTAAAAGTCCTAATGAATTGATGAATTCACTCACGTTAGACCATTTCCAACCCGGCCACCGTGCCGGGTTTTTTATTGCCCGGAGATAACTATGCCATCAGGCACTATTGCGTTAACCAACAACTCAACCACCGTGGGTGGCACCGGAACCGCGTTCACTACTGAGCTGAAAGCAGGTGACTTCATAGGCGTTACTGTGGGCGGTGCGCCCTATACCATGATTGTCGCGTCGATCGCTTCAAACACGCAGCTCACTATTGCGCAGGCGTACAACGGACCAACGGCCAGCGGATTGGCCTGGTACGGCGTTCCGTCAACACTGAAGTATGCAATTACTCAGCAAGTCCTGAATGATATGGCAACGAACCAGCGTGGGATGATTGCTCAACTGGCGAACTGGCAGAAGATTTACAGTGATGCCGCATCGGTGACAGTGGAGCGCCCTGACCGCAGCTCGTTCACCGGCCCGAGCTGGGGCTATATGGCAAACCAGTACACTACTAAGGTTGATAAGTCAGAACTGGGGACCGCAGCATTCAGGGACGTTCAAACAAGCCTGTCTGATGCAACGTCAGGAAGGGCAATGCTTAACGGTGCTTTCGGCTTTGGCGGTGTTCCACCTTATGTTAGCAATGCAGCAATACTACCCACAGGTGCATGCTCAATTTTCGGATATTCTGGAAGTAATACCGATCCTGATTACACAACAAGATCGGGCGCCGGCATAAATATGGGTAATGGTGCAGGGTACATTATGCAGGTATATGTTGCCGCAGGTGGCGCGAATCTAATGGCGCGTGTTGTAAATCAGAGTACTGGGAATCGATCATTTAACACGCTATGGGGAACGGCCAACACCACAGTAGACACTAATAATTTCATCAAAAGAGCATCCCCAATCGCGCGCTTAACGAATGATATTAGTAAAATGCAGGACGATTTCGCGGTAGAAAACCAGCATAAAATTGCAGGTCTTGTATCAGTCAATGCTGAGGCTGAAGGTGTTAGTGCTGAGAAAGTCTCCACGGGTATTTATCAGGTTACGGGTGCGGTCGGCCTTGCAGATGAGGGCTGGACGCTGGAAGTGCCACAGGACATCAACGGTAACCGCCTGTGCTTCGTCGAGCTGGCCACAGATAAAGAAGGCGTTATAACGGTGTCGGTGTTTAAGCGCCGCTTTGACGTCGACAGCGCGATGATTGTAGCCGGTGAGCCGATGGATATACCTGAGGGCCGCTGGATTGACCTTCGCCTGCAGATGCCTGAGGATTCAGCATGGAACACGCGCATGCGTGAAATGCCGCAGGCAGCAGAGAGTGAGGAGGAAACCAGCTAAATGTTAACCCGGCACTAAAATTTCAGGCAAAAAAATGCCCGCGAAAATTATTGCGGGCAGAAATCCTTGTTACGCAGAGACATGGCTCTGTGAGGTTGACACTATCTTGTGCCAATTTGAGTTTAGTCGGGCCAACGAGAAATGCAAGGAAGG